TGTCTTTCTTAAACTTTTTAAGTTCTCTACCTTCTAAAAGAAAGTAATTTGTTCCAATAGCAAAATTATTATTGCTTTTAAGAATATAGCCAATAGTATGCACTGAAGTTCCTATAAGGAATTCCAAGTCCTTCAATGTCATAACTGGATTGCCATTGTAGAACTTCTTGACTAATTTATATGGCTCCTGAATTTTAAGCTGTTCCGCCTTCTCTGTTGAATAAAATCCTGTTTTCCTTATGGAGGGGAGAACTTCATCAGTTACCCAATCCGAAAATTTTTCGGCATTAGGCTTATTACTTTTAAAAGCCAACTTATAAACTCCACTCTCTGTAAGGAAATTCTCTCCTGTATTATTTAATTTTCGAAAGTCAATATCTTTGACTTTCGAATTAGTTAACTTAGTAACTTGATTCTTATTCATTTTACAAATTGCCATCTTTACAGCACTCTTTGTTAAACCCAAGCAATTTCCTACATGATACGGATTAAAATAAACAATACCATTTAATTCAAAAACTTCAACCTGTTGTTCTTCAAAAACCATTAAATTATTTTCCATATTATATCCTCTCTTTCAATTTTTATTTCATTGAGTGAGATTATTAACTATGATATAATATTTCATAGAGAGTAATCTCGACCATAAGGTATTCAGAGTTCTTTGTGAGGGAACTGAGTACCTTATTTATTTTTTTGTTCCACCAATCTTTTTATATATTCTATTAAAATACTTTGCATGTCTTTTCCTTTATTAATAGAATATATTTTGAACTGCTTATGCAATTCATCATCAAGCCTTACCGTCAATGTTTTAATTTTAAGCACCTCCTTTATATACATTCTATCATTTTAGAATGATAGAAGTCAAGAGGTATTTAAAATATTTTTCACTAAAAAAGAACCACCTAAGTGATTCCTTTTTACTATTTATTATATTCTTATTGAACATTAATATTGAAAGTGAATGGATTAAACTCTAATTCATAGTTTTCAGACGAACCTGTAAATATAAAACTGCAATTACCACCATCTGGATTTAGCGGTTTAAACAATACAACCCCTTCTTCTTTTATCCCCGGGAGTATTTCAGTTTTTAATTCAGGATAGTCAAGGTTAGAACTGTCCACCTCAAATTGCGTATTCCCTTGCGTAGCTTTAGCATCATATGAATTAAAATCAATTTGTTCTTTTGAATTATTAGTTATAGTTAAATAAGCTCTGGTATTTTTAGCTCCAAATTCCACTTTATTTAACTTTATTACATAACCATTTTGATTAATTTCTTTATTTACAGTTATGGTCTTTTTAGCAGGATCAAAAGCAGTACCATAATCAGATTTTTCAACTTTAGTTGCAGTTATTACAGGTGCCGATATTTCCGCACCAAATCCATTTTTACCAGTATATTTCTTTTCTACTGTACCTATTACATGGATAATATCATTATTTTTAACATCTAATTTAGGATCTGATACTTGTATTAATGTGTTTTCCTCTGAATTGTCAGGGTCAGCAAAAGCTTGAATATATGTTCCTTTTTCATCTTTTTCAGGTTCTTGAAAAATCTTAGCATAAAAATCTACTTTCCTGTCTTTAAATTTATCAGGATCGGAATACATTTGTTTAAATTCGTCTTTACTTAAGAGAGTAGTATTCTTTTTAGTTTCTTCAGAACTTGAATTACCATTAGTCTGTTTGCTTCCTCCACTACCACAACCCATGAGTCCAACAGCAAATATCACTGTAACCATTATTCCTAAAACCAAAATTACCTTTTTCAACACAAACATCCCCCTTGTTAACACTTTATTAATAAAATTATAGCATATTTTGTTAAAAAGGGGAATTTGTATTCCATCAGTCTGCCTCTATAGGATCTAAAAGCTCATACCCTACAAAATTGAATGGAGTTTCCTCTTCTATGACATCCCCTGCTTTTAAATTCAACAGTTGCAGCTTAGTTGCCATACAGTTTTTTATTCTTATTGTTTCATAACCATAAGCTTCTGGATCTTCTAAGCTTACTACTAATTCAAATCTTCTAAAACCTCTCTTTATCATATCGGAGGTTACTTTATATCCATTCATGGTTCCGGACCCCTTAAGTGTACCAGCTTTATATTGAGTCCAGTCTTGTCCTAAAAGTTGAAGTTCTTTTATATCAGGTTCAACTTCTGCAGTGCACTCCTGCAAATTGGTTTGCTCAACCCCATCTACAAGTACATGCCCGAAACGGCCATGTACAACTCTTCCTGGTTCTAAAGCATTATACATAATCTATCCCTCCTATTGAACATATCCTGTTCCAAATATTTTCTTCATAACATTAACATAAGTGGCACTCCATTTCCAATAGAACTCATCACTTTTGGCATTTGCCTGAAGTTCTTTGTCTATCTCAACAGTAAAATCATCTTTTATTACGCCGGCGCCCTGAAGTGTCTCAAAATACTTTTTCAGTGCAGATATAACAACCTTCTGTCCAACATCATCATTGGTAAGTTTGCCGATAAAATCACTTCTCTTTGCGCTTGTATCAGAATCCACAGTATATAAAAACTTTACAGCCCTTATATAGCCTAGTGCTTCACTCTGTCCGCCTGCAAATTTCTTTAGGGTATTTACATCATCTACAACTATTACACTTTGCTGTTCATTTACGAGCACCAACGTACCTGCCGCAAGCGCTGCTTCAACCTGTGTCCTGGTCAGTTTGGGGCTTACATCTTCAAATATAGTAGCTTGATTTACAATACTATCCTTTATTCCCTTTCCTACAGCGAGACCTGCAATATAGCAGGCAACTTCGGCAGGAGAATATTCAATACCTTCATAAATGCCGCTGATTCCAACATTAGTTATAACTTCATCATTGAATGACTTTGATTGTGCATTTACCAGGTCTATGTCAGTATCTTTTGCAGCTCCCATAAAGCACAATACATTCGCACCACTGGTTTTATTTTTATCCACCCATGCCTGTACTGCTGCCTGAAGTGCCGCATCACTTACGCCATCTAATGTAAATCCGTCTATCTTGTAGCCTTCAAATGTAGTCATGGCATCCATATATTCCTGGTTGGTTATATTATCAACGCCGTTGTTCCCACCTGTAAGTGGCTGATTTACTATGCTTGCAAGACCTGTGCCGTCAGCTACCTTGGAAGCTTTGAGCCATACATTCTCCTCATTTGAGTTTATTGCATTTACGATATCATCTATGGTGCCGGATACCTTAAACACGTATAGCTGTTCAGCTCCCTCATATAGAGTTATGTCAGTTACGGTTTCGGAAATTATATCGGCTTTTATGGAAACATTGAAATCCCTGGTTGTAGGGTATATTGTTTCAAGCTCTATAACATCCACCGGAGTATCGGCAGTAGTGTCCTTGAGAGTTATGCTTGCAGTCTTGGCATTGCTATCTGCCAGCCTGTACAATAATAGTTCTTTTGGGTTTCCCAATAAAGCCAATCTTCCAAGCCTGTACGCTGTCAGATCTGTATTGGAACCAAATTTATTTTTAAGTTCAGTTAGGGTTGTAACGGATACGACTTCTTTTACAGGCCCCCAATCTGCTTTAACCGGCATGGCAACAATACCGTTAGTGCCCTGTGCCAGAGTATTTTCTGCCGCCCACATAAACCTGTTGTACATTCCAGGTATGGTTGGTTTTTGTGTTTCGCTCCATGTTCCTGTACCCATATTACTTCACCTTCCTTTTTAGAAAATCATCTATTGCCTTCTTAAAATCGGCTTTTGTCAATTCCTTTTCTTTGTAACCAAATAAAGCACCCACTGCTACCTCTTTGTTGTGGCCGGTAAGTGTCTTACTGTTTTCAATTAAATCCTCAATAGGATATTTAACCTCCGTTTGAGGTGTGGTCACTTTGGCCACAGGTGTGGGGGTACTCGGTTTTGTGCTGCTTGATGCCATTGTAGTATTGGCTTTAGCATCCGTGCTTTTTGTAGTCGAATCTGGTGTATTCTTACTGGCCGTATCGTTCTTTTTAACTTCTGGATCAGTTTTATTTGCATCCGCCATAATTTATCACTCCTTTATCGTTCCCCTGCCAGAGATTTTATTCATAGCAGGAATATTTTTTCTCTTAATACTTTCCAATCTAAAAAAATCCACGCTGAGTTGACCCACTGTAAGTGGATCTGCTTCCCTATCTTCTCTTATACTGTTTATAGTCAAGTACCTTCTATCCTGGATATCCAGAGGTATTTTTGTATCCTGGATCAGTTCATTTTCTACAGTAGAAATATAGTTATTGGCTTCGCCTTTGTTCCTGCTTACAAAATGGCACCGTATGGTCTTTAATATTTTATTAGCACCAAGTGTTGCCGGAGCAGGTGTAACTTTTAAAATTCTGCAAAGCACAGAAGGCACCGCAAAATTCTTTCTCCAATAGTCCGAATATACAGGAATGCTTATAAGACCGTTTATATAACTTGATACTGCTTCAATCCACAGATCTACTGGAGACTCATCATCTCCATGGAGAGCTATAACATTAAATTTTAAGCCTCTTGCTATGGCATCCCATTCCTCGTCTACAACATCATCACCAACAGTCCCGTTAAAAACACAAGTGTAACTTTCTCCTGTATCTTCTGTTACAGTCTGTAAATCCAATGCTGCTATGACTTTCTCCATGAGAGAATCCAGTGTATTAAAGGTTAATCTCTTGTCATACAGCCATATTTGTATGCCACGACTATAGGATGTTGGGTTGTTCTGTTTGTCGTCAGATCCCTGGAGAATTACCGCATATGGCTTTTCTGTTAATTTATCAGGCATGGAAGGTTCATAACACTCTTTAATCTCTGGAATATTGTCCAGAAGCTTTTTCCTTATTCCTTCACGCATTGTTTTTCAACCTTTGCCTTAGTTTTTATGCTAACATTATCTGCATAAAATTCTATAGTAATAGTATGCACATCCCCAACTCCAATATTTGCTTTTATATTTTTTATAAATAACTTTTTCGTATAATCAACGCCATCTATAAAAACTTTACACTGTTCTGACGTGCCATTTGATATTATCTCAACGTCAGGAAGCCTTTCATCATGATTCCGTGTTTTTTCTTGACTCATACAATCAATCCTCCCATAATCTAATTACATCATCCCTGATTTTGTATTTGTTCTTTTCCATAGTAGGGCCTACTGTTGCATATTTCTTGGTACCTGGATGATGTACAAGTTTAACCGGGTGATCTGCACCCTTCCAATATAAAGCTTTCTTGTTTTTAGGCCTTATTATGTGCGGCTTTGAACCTTCCTCTAAGATTCCACCATACTCCACACCATGGCTTAGAGAAATAGTAATCTCACCATCATTCATCTTGGCATCACCATGAAGCCCTTGCCTTGCATGAGCACTTCTATCTTTCCATGGAGCATTTGCCTTGGCTTCATTCTCCAAATTCCTTGCCCAGTCATCAGCCAGTGCATATGTCCTCGCATGCTTCCTATCTATAAAATCAAGAACATTGCTGCTAAAACTCATTACATCACCTTCTCAAGCCCACAGTCATAACCACATATTTCACCATTTACTATCTGTGGATATACATTTTTCACTTTCATATGACCATAGGAGCAATCAAATTCTATGGAACTCTT